TTCATATGTCAGCCTCCCAATTTAAGAATATATATACATATATAAATATAATTATAATATATATAAATATATAATGCAAGTTTATTGAAAGGAATCATGGGAGTATATCTTACCGATGATTACAAGATACCGGGGCATGTGTCATACTCAGCCCTGACTACATACATTGACTGTGGTTATCTCTACTACCTTGGTCGACTACTTGAGATACCTGAACAACCTGCTGTTTGGTCAGCTGGGGGCTCTGCCTTTCATAAGGCTACCGAAGAATGGGATAAAGCACATGTTGAGTAAGCAACTATGGGAAGAAGCGTGGCATGAGTACACGAAAGATGTCGACCTCTCAACGCTTAGGGTTGGCGGCAGGGCTACGAAGGAGCGTCCTAACAAAGAAGACGCAGACTTCTGGCAAGTTGCAGGCCCCGAGTGGGTACAAAGTTACATTGATTGGCGCACGACTAACACGAACTGGAAGATTTGGAAAACGCCTCAAGGCGTTCCTGCGATTGAACTAGGTATCATACCTGAGTTCGCTGGAGTTCCAGTCAAGATGGTTATCGATAGAGTCTTTGAAGTTGATGGCGACTTAGTTGTTGTAGACTTGAAGACTTCACAGCGCACACCTGACTCAAGCTTACAGCTTGGGTTCTACAAAGCAGGACTGAAAAAGATATTTGATGTTGATGTCAAGTATGGTAACTACTGGATGGCTCGTCAGTCGGGCACTGGTAGCATGGTTGACCTGACAAAGTATACCGAAGATATGATTACATACTTCGTAGAAAACTTTGACAAAGCACGCAGGAATGGTGTATTCTTACCAAACACAAACAACTGTAATCGGTGTGGGCTCACGGAGCACTGCCCGTTTACTTCGAAGAAAGAGAAGCAATGAACGAAGAATGGAAACTGCAAGTCTCGTATAAGACTGGTGCTGGTGATATGATTAACATCCGTGCCAATACTGCAGATGAACTCAGTGTGCTGCTTGAAGGTGTAGGTGACTACGCTACGCAGATTGCTGCAACAAACAAGATGCTAGCAGCAGCGTATAATGTAGCCCCTTTATCGACTACAAATTCCACTACAAGCACAACGCCTCCGTCCTCCTTACCTCCAACCCCGGTGTCGGAAGCGTCAGGTACCGCAGCTCCCACATGTAAGCATGGTGGACGAATCTATCGTAGCGGTATCAGTAAGAACACTGGCAAACCTTATGCGTTCTGGGCATGTCCTACCCCACAAGGTACACCTGACCAGTGCAAGCCAGTCAACTAAATAATATGAAACCAGTGAGCCGTAGTCAGTCTGTAATGGATTGGCTACGGTTACTTTTTAGAAGGAAGAAGAATTGCGTACACTTGTCCGAAGCGTTGGTCGCCCAAGTATCGGTGGGGAACCGCTACCGTCATGCTTCAAAGCGTTTGAGTCAAACAAGATTATCATCAGGCGCAGTGAAGTGTCGATGTTCGCAGCAGCGCCAGGAGTAGGTAAGTCAACACTTGCTCTTGCTCTTGCGCTCAAGATGAAAGTTCCCACGCTGTACATTAGCGCTGACACAAACGCACACACTATGGCTATGCGCCTAGCATCTATGATTAGCGGTAAGAATCAAGGTGATGTTGAACAATTATTGAATACTGATTTAGGCTGGACAAGAGCGGTGCTCGCCAAGGGTAGCCACATTGTATGGTCATTTGAATCAGCACCTACACTTCAGGATATTGATGAAGAGGTACAAGCATTCGAAGAACTATGGGGATGTCCACCTCAACTGATTGTTGTAGATAACTTAATGGATGTTGCCACCGATGGTGGCGAAGAGTTCGCATCTATGCGTGCTATTATGAAGGAGTTGAAGTACCTTGCTCGTGCTACTAACGCTGCTGTCGTTGTACTTCATCATACTTCTGAGGCTGTACAAGGCACTCCGTGCCAGCCTCGCTCTGCTATTCAAGGTAAGGTTGCTCAACTACCTGCTCTTATTTGCACCCTCGGTGTCGTGGGAACAAGTATGGGCGTGGCCCCTGTCAAGAACAGATATGGTAAGGCTGACGCAGGTGGAGGGCTAATGACTTGGATTGCATTCAACCCTGAATATATGTTCGTTGATGACATACCGGAGAATGTATAATGGATGACGATTATTTGGAGATTCATGCTAAAGAGATGGCACAGTCTGAATATCTCAGACATATTGCCAAGTGCATACAGAAGATTGATGATGCCAAACCGCCAGCTAAGGATGCTTATACGCAAGGCGTACAAGACGGACTTGACTGGGCGATACGAATACTAGAGAAAGATAAGAGCGCATACTAATGGCTAACCCTAATGGTCGCAAAGGTGCACAGTTTGAAACAGATGTAATGCGATGGCTTCGTGAACACGAGGCAGTAGCAGAGCGCTTGACTAAAGCTGGTGCCAAAGATGAGGGTGACTTGTATGTATTTCTCCAGGGTCAGACATACATCATGGAGTTAAAGAATAGAAAGAAGTTAGACTTGCCTGCCTTTTGGGACGAAGCGCAGGTTGAGGCAAAGAACTACGCAAAGGCTAGGGGATTGGCGACCATACCTCCAGCCTTTGTTGTAGTGAAGCGTCGCAATCATGGCATAGAAAAGTCATGGGTTATACAGGATTTGGGACAGTGGATGAGAGAGAGATATGAATGACTTACCAAGTATTAGAGATGTGCTTATCCACTACGGTGCACAGGTTGGACGAAACCACGGGCAAGTTAATCTCCGATGCCCATTCCACGGAGATACGCACCAGTCAGGTACCGCCAACCTTGACAGCAATGTCTTCGTCTGCTTTGCATGCGGAGTTCAAGGAAATAGTTTACAAATCATTTCTCAACAAGAAGGAATTACGGTAAGAGATGCAAAAGAATTCGCAGAAAGAATTACTGGAACGAGCAACGGCAAAGTACCAGGAAAACATTTATCAGGCAGAAGCTTACCTAAAAAGCAGGGGTATTCCAATAGAGACAGCACGGCTGGCGCGATTAGGCGTAGTCGTAGAGGCTGAGGTAGGACATGAGATATATACTGGCAGACTTAGCATACCATACATTACTAAGACCGGCGTTGTGGATTTACGGTTCCGTTCGCTCAATCCTGCAGTGGAGCCTAAGTACATGGGACTCACTGGCGCTGATACTAAAATGTATAATGTCCTTGATATTGAGCGTGCTGGTGATTTCATTGGTGTATGTGAAGGTGAGCTGGATACTCTTACTATGTCTAGTTGTGTCGGCATTCCTTGTGTTGGTGTGCCAGGCGCTAATAGTTGGAAGAAACATTACACGAGACTCCTCGCCGATTTCGAAAGAATATTTGTCTTCGCTGATGGCGACCAGCCAGGAAAAGAATTCGCCAACAGTCTTGCCAGGGAACTACCAGTTACTGTCGTCCAATTCCCCGACGGAGAAGACGCTAACTCATTTTATACGAGCAACGGGTCGAACGCAATACTCCAGAAAGCGGGACTACTAAGTGTTTGATTATAAGAAGGGCGAACTGCCACGATGCCCCGAGTGTGGGCAGAAGTTTACTGATGCCTTTGATGCAGTCAATCATATGCTTGAAGATGACCAAGAGTTTGACCCAGCATTGATTCTTCCCGGTGGATACAGACTTATGATTGGCTCGCTATTGCGAGCACTCTTTGAGAATAGAGATGATGAAGCGTATGTATCTGAGATACTACAGTCAGCATACATAACTTTATTTACAGCAGAGACTAATCCAGAAATCATAGGAGAAACTGTTGAAGATATTATAGTAGAAAGCGTGATGGAAGACTTTGATGGAGAACTCAACAAACTATTCAAGAATAGAGAGTGAAGAGATATGGCAGATTATAGAACACCTAGCTGGGATGGGCTACCACATTACGCAGACAAAATCAGAAGCGGATACCCTAACAGTAACCCTAAGCGTACCGCTGCTGACAAGGAAGCACGCGTACCGTATCCATCCCAATTCGAAGACGATGTAAGGATTATATATGATGAACTCATGTCAGTCTTACTTGCAAAGCACAAAGATTATGGCCCTCGTAATATTGCTGATGCTCCTGGTGGTGCTCTCAACGGACTTCGTGTTAGGATTCATGATAAGATTGCTCGCATCAAT